TTAGGTTCCATAAGCGACCTCCACGGCATCAACGCTGGCAACCCAGCGCCAGACCTCACTTGCAATTCCAGTTGGGCGGATTCTGATGTAGTCGCCTGCGTCCACCGTGGCGACTTCCAGAGAAGTTCCTGCGGCATTGTCTGTGCCAATCGTTACAGGAGCAAAAACCTCACTGCTTGTTCCGCCAACATTCTTTGCGGCGTATTGGCGTGTGTAACAAGCTACCGCGCTTCCGTCTGATTTTGTGCCGACAATGCGGATCTCAGTATAAATAACTTTCCCGCTTGGAATTGTAAGGTAAGTCGTGCTGCCATTAAGGCCCATCTCTACGGCGGCATTGGTTGTGGTTTTGCAGCGAAGGACAAAGCGCGCTCTTTGAGCATCACCCTGCGCGGCGAATACACCAGCCGAGTGCGCTTGCATATAGTAGCGATTGGCAAGCGCGTTGCTTGCTCCAATGCACGAAGCGCCTTCAGCGGAAGCTGTGCTGTCGTTACCAGCAAAGACTGATGCGTAAGTTGCAGAGGCAACATTAGTTACCCCTCCAAACACCGCAGCGTAAGTTTGAGACGCAGTGTGGTTATTTCCGCCCACCGCAACAGAATACGTTCCGCTGGCTGTTGCTGCGCGAGATATTGCAATACTGCCAGCACCGCTGGCCGTGCATTGATAGCCCCCAGCTATGGCGTCCGTGCTTGATGCCGTATTTCGCTGTCCGCCCAGCACAACGCTTGTCGCGCCAGACGCAACTTGTGTTTGCGTTGAGCGAGACATCTGCCAATCAACAGCATTGTCTCCGCGCGCGTTGCCGCCAGTAGATGTTCCTGTTGGCTTTTGTGCGAGTAGGGAGCCAGTTCCTTTGGCTTGAAGCACCAACGAAGAATTTGTCTGACCGCTGTGCTGGTTGGAAATCGTGACGTTGTTGGCGGTGGAAGTGGTCGCGTCTTCGATGTTGATGTCGCTCGACTGACTTGTGCTGCCGCCTGTCCCATCGGCCCGTAAGACGGCGTTATCCACCGACCCGCTCGTAACACCGCCAGCCGCCCCAAACTCCACTGCCGTGCCGCCCGAATTGACCTTGAGCACCGTGTTGGCCGCTCCCAGAGCGAGAGTCGTAATAGCTCCTGCGGTGGTTGTGACAACTGGAAGGCCAGATGTGGAACCGATGTTGTTGAGCATCAGTGTGCCGCTGGCGGCTGGCGGCGTCAGCGTGTAGTTTGATGTTCCTCCAGTTCCGCGAGCTATTGTCGTTGTCCCGCTCGATCCGCTGTTACGCAAAACAATACCTTGGTCGCTTAACTCCACATCGCGTGTGAAGCTGCCTGTCGTGCTTCCAACTTTTAGCGTTCCACTAGCACCAGTCGTAGCACCGTTGATGATTACGTCGCCTGTCAGTGTGGGGTTGTTTTGAATTGAAATTGCAGGCGTTGTCCCGCCAGAGGAAACGATGGGCGCGGTTCCGCTGACGGAGGTGACTGCCGTTGGTATGTCGGAGATGCGGGCGATGGTGCCATTGCCGTCCGGCCATGTGAGCACACGGTTCTGGCCTGCCGTTATGGACCCGAGGTTGAACTGGCCGGTGCGGGTGGTCGAAGCATCGTCATACAGCGTGAAGTTGGCGTCCGAGAACACATCCGGCATCGTGCCGGCGTAGGTGTAGTCGGCGTCCCGCGAGGAGCCGGCAGTCGCCGTGCGGATGTAGATGCCAGCCTGCTTGCGGCTGACCGGCCAGACGCCGGAGGCGCTGCGCACCAGCCATGCACTGTCAAGCGCAGCCGTGCCGTCAAGCGGCAGGTCGTTGTAGGTCGCAACCTCGCCGTCGATGTAGCTGGCGCCGCCGCCTCCACCAGAGCCCGTCTGGTCCAGCGCGCCGGTGAATGGATTGAACTTCCAGCCCATTAGCTTTTCGTAATCGTGTCGATCTTGGCGTCGTCGGTGGACGGCGTGCCGCCGACGTAGGTGAAGGTCAGGGTGGCAACGGTCTGCCCGGAAGCGCCACCTTCCTTGTAGACAACAGTGTCAAGGTTGTTGGTTGACCCAACGTAGTTGAGATCAACAAAGTCATGCTGCGGGATGTTGAATCCGGCGATGTTGCGCACCGCGACATTGGGAAAAGCTGCCATAGATTATGCCGCTGCTTGCGGTCCTCCGAGTTGTTGCTCCTGCGCCATCTGCTGGAGCGCTGGCTGCGCGCCGACGCGGCCGATGACGGCGTTTTGAGCCTGCTGAAGTTGGAATTGGAATGCCTGCATGCGCGCATCAAGCATGCGGCGGAAGATTTCGTCCTGCTGGTAACGCTGAGAGACAGCCGGATTCGACTGGATGATTTGCTGGAGCGTTTGCAGCCTGACTTGCGCGTTTTGTCCGCCTTCTTTCAACGGAGGCTCGGTGCCTGCGGCGATTTTTGCGAAGGCGCTTTGCTCGTCCTCGATTTCGGCTTGGGTGGCTGCGCCTATATCCTGCACCAGCATGGACGCCATGTTGGGGTCCACGGCTTGGAACATATATTTTATGAGGCCAACTCGGTCGATGACCCCGAAGCTGTCCATCGGGACTAGGATCTTGGCGAGGTAGTCGAGCTTGGCGCCGAGGGCTTCGGCATCGAGAAGTCGCGCGTCAAACTCGGCTGTGATGTCAAAGCGCCCACGGATGTCTTGCGGGCTGGCTGCGAACGGCAGTTGGTTTCCGGTGACGCGCGAAACTTCTTCGGGGGTCATGTATTGCTGCGCCAGTGCCATCGTCTGGATGACGCAGAGCTTCATGTCGAGGAGCCATGAGTCGATCATCTCCTGCGTATGGAGCATCGACATTTGCGGCGGGACGCCATCGGCCATCCGCCCGAAATAGTTGTTCACGTCAAAGCGGGTGGCGTTCTCCACCTCAATGCTGCCGGCATCGGGACGCGGCGGGTCCATCCAGCCGATCTCGCCGGGGCGGCGCTCGGGAATCTGGACGCCGGGGCCGAGAACTAGATCAAACTTCCCGCGATTGGCCGGCACGCGCACGGGCGGCAAGATGCTGATACTCGCACGGTCTGCGCGGTAGTCGCGCTGGATCTTGATTTCCTCTTGCGCGGTCTGCACCAACTCAGGGATTCCGCGAGATTCAAGCAGAGGGCGGGTCGCGCGCTCGCGTGGTAACTCGACAAACGGATAAAGCCCGTGGCTATAGGGCAGCAGCTCATGGATCGCCGCCTTGTCCGGCACATGGTAGCTGATGACCGAGCGGGTGACGCGGACGGCATCGGTCTTGTGGTCGTTCTCCTTGCGGAAGACGTGCCAGACTTCAATCATGTCGCGCAGTTGCTCAAAGAGGAACTGGTCGGTGCGGTGAAGGTTGAGATGGATGCGCTTGAGTTGGCCCTTGTGCTTAACCGCCTCCTCAACCCACTCCTCGTCCCATCCCTCGACAGCGGCCCGTTCGCGCAACTCCACTTCATTCAAGAGTTCTCGGCGGGCAACGAACGCGGCACGCTGTAAGGAGAATGTCTGGATCGGGAAGATGACATCCTCCCACGCCTCAAGCGCCGTCCAGATCGGCTTAGATTCAAAAATGTAAGGGCTTTCCCATTCGACAAAGCCTTTGTCACGCAGGGCGCGGACCTTGCTGACTTTGCCGAGTTCTGGAACAACCTGACCTAGAAGTTCGGCCGCCGTCTCCTCTTGCAGCGGATCGAGAACGATCTCCAAGAGTGCGGCAAGGTTCGGGTCTTGCGACTCCTGCACCATCATCTGCGCCTCTTCCAGCGAGAACGATTTGATCTCAGTGCGGGTCGTCTGCTGCCAATCAATAGCCATGACCGCCAAGCCGTAGGTCTCGCGGAACTCGGAGGCCAAGCGAACCTCACGGCGAAGGTCGTCTAGGCAATGCTGGAACAAGAGCCATTTGAGCACGGTCTCGGCGGACTGACGCTTGGCGGCGTCCATGCTCTCCACCGGCTGCACCTGCACGCGGCTTTTGAAAAAAGCGTTGGTTAAGATCGCACAGTGATCTCTTATGATGTTGTCCGCAAGGCGCACACGGGTATCTGCCGCCCCATGCCATGGCCACGGCTCCTTGCCTTGGGCGCCGCGATACTTGCGGCCGTCCTCGCTCTGCCCCGGCCAGATGCAATACCGCGTATTCCAGTTGCGCAGTTTGCGCTGAACGTATTGCGAACCGTCAGCGTCTGCTTGGTCGATGTCGCTAATGATCTCGCTGATCTTTTCGCGGTCGGGTGCTTCAATCATGGGACGAGAACAGTGGTGCGACGCGGGGTGTAATGGACGGCAGTTTCGGGATGCTTCTTGGCGAACCAGTCGCGGAATCCTTTGTCATTCCAGCAGCCTTGTTCGGCGGCATTCCATGAATGCCAAACATCGGCATCCACGCTCATCGTGTGCTGGCCGACGCCTTCGATGGCACAATGCTCCAGACGGGCGTTGGCTTCCGCGATTCGGCGTTGCCGCACACCGGCCAAGACAGCCGAAGCGTTCCATCCGGTGAGAAGTTCTTCCTTTACCGCGTGAGCCAGTTCGTCGCCGAGATCGGTGACAAATTCTGACCAGAGGCTATTTGACATCCTAACTGCTGCCCCGACCTGCATGGCAGATCGGGACAGAGTGTTAAGACGGCTTAGTAGTCGGCCAATTCCGCCTTGGCGAAGAAGACGTGGAGTTCACCAGCGTCGAGTTCGGCCAAGTCATAGGACGCCATCGACGCGAAGTTCGCGTTGATGTCGGTCGCCGTGACGTAGGCAGCGGGGATGGTCGAAGGCTGCACTTTGGCCAGCACTTCGGAACCGTTGACGTTGACTTCGGTAGAAGTCATCCAGCGGTCGGTGTCGCCACTGTCACCAATGATAACGGCATTGGTGTTGTAGGCGGAGGTGCCGGTCTTCTGGAAGGGCGTCTTCAGATGAAGGGCCACACGGGTCACAACGGACTTCGCCGGCATGGTGATGATTTTCACATCTTGCGCGGTGTTGTCAGCGGATGTCGTGAGGTCTTCATGGGTAATGACGGCCTTGTGCGTAAAGCCGGTAGCGGCTTTGGTTTCAGCGGGGAGTTCGTATAGCTTCATGTTAATTTCTCCTTTTGTTGGGGATTAAGCAGTCGCGTAGAACTTCCCGAGCGATTTCGGATTCCAGCAAACGAGCGCCGCGATGGCGTCGATGAGGCCACGGGGACCACCGCCCTGATCTTCCAACTCTTGGAAGCGGGGGCGACGGCCGTAACGCAGTTCGATCATGTTCGGGTCGAGCAGGTAGCCGCGACGAAGCTGCGTAGCTTCGTTCTGATCCTTCGCGTTGAACAGCGAGGGCAACAGGCTGATCGTGCCGAAATCGCCTTCAAAGGTATCAACCTTCGCGGTGATCTTGCGGGCTTCAGTCGGCTGCGTGAAGGTGCGGATCGACAACTCTTGCGCGCTGTCCGAGCCAGTGGCGAAGCGGGTGAACTCGGTGAATTTGCGCTTCAGCTCGGGTCCGCAAACCAAGACCATCGTGTTGATCTGACCGGTGACCGTGTAGATCGACTGGAGCATGCTCTGCACGTTGGCTTCGGTGAGCGAGGCCATGGCGGTGTTGTTGATCGAGCCAGAGGGCGTCTGATACGCCGCCGGGATCGGGAGATCGGTAGTCGTGCCACCGATCCAGCGACCGAGGCCGCGAGTTTTGAACGGTGTAGCACCGCTCTGCTCTTGGCTGTCGTTGTCGGAGCAGATGGCGCTCTCGATGTCGCGGGCCAGCTCGACAAGCGAGCGGGAAACGCCACGGGCCATTTCCTTCTTCTTACCAACGCCAGCGACGTTATCGACGTTCTGAGCAAAGTCATCGACTTTGATCGCACGGCGGAACTTCTGGGCGCGGCCGGAAAGGAGGGCGCGGTTAGCAGCCGGATCAGCGAAAGAGCTGACATCGGCATTGGTGAGGACGCCGTCGAACGACGGGTCGTTGTAGCTGTCGGCCTGCCAAGAGAAGACCGAACCATTGGTCAGGTCAGCGCCCTTCTTAGCCATGGAGCTAACGGGCGTGTTCTTGGCATCAACAACTGAGATAACATCAGCCAGATCTTCGCGGAGACCAACGGCAGGATGGACAAGTCCTTGGGACATAGTGGTTTATGCTTTCTAATTAAGTGTTGGTTAGAGCAATCCTTCGGCGACAAATGCTTCAATGGCGTCCATAGAAACATCTCCCGACAGGATGCGGGTTTTTGCAGCGGTGCTGCCCTTGTTGGCAGACTTGGTCGTGCTGACCGGCTTTACAGCGGCGGGCGGTTTGGATTCTGACTTTCGTGACGAAACCTTTTTCTCGGCGGTGGCTTTGGCTTCCTTGGCTTTTTGCGCGGCCATGAGGGCTTGCTCTCCGTAGAGGGCGAGGCCAATCCAATACTCATGCTGCGGGATGCGCAGCAGTTCGGGCGCTTGCTTGACCGTAGCCTGATAGGCTTTGTTCATCTCGCTGCCTGCCTTGAAGAGATCGGGGAAGATATTCTTCGCCGCCTCGACGGCCGGCTGCCTCTGGGCAAGCCACTGCCTGCGCGCTGGCGCATGGGTGACGAGGATGTCATCGGCCTTGATGAGGTAGTCTTTTACCTCCTCGCTGCTGATGAATTGCTCCGAGCCATCCGGCTTCTTAATCGTCGCGCCGTCGCTATTCTGTAGCGCCCAACGTCTAACGGCCTGCGCGTTCTGGACCCGCTGCTCTAGGGCTTCTTCGCTGTCCACATCGGCCAACGGATTGTCGGCCGTGGGGGTGAGCACCGGGCGGGTCGTCTGGTTGAGTTGGGCCTCAAGATCGGCCTTGGCCTGCTTGAGCTGATCCAACTCGGCGCTGACGGCGGCAGCCTTTTCTTCGGCTTCCCGCTGTTTGGCGACCAGTTTGTCGATGCGCTTCTGAACCTTATCCTTGGGAACCTCGTCGCCGTGGTCTTTGTCCTCGGGTTCGGGCTCCTCGTCCTCGTCGGACTCCTCCTTCTCCTCTACGGGCTCGGTCGCGTCCTCTTCGCCGGATTCCTCGGTCTTATCCTCGGTATCCTTTGGTTCGTCAGAATTGTCAGAGATCGTATCCTCGGACTCCGTTTTGTCCTTTGGCTCTTCTTCCGGTTTGGGCTGCATGCCCAGATCGGCCAAAGCCATAGAAACTACATCAACGTCGTCCGCCTTCACTGCGACCGTGTCGGCCGCCTTATCTGTCGCCATTGGATTAACCCCCAAAGTGGATGCGCCAGCGCGTTCTTGGGAGCGGCGCGCAGGACCGCCGAAAGGCTATGAATGCCTATCTATGAGAACAAATAGCACACATTGCAGCACAGACGCAAGCGAAAGTTTTACAATGTAAATACATTTGCTATTCGGGAATGGCGTAAGGGGGGTGGCAAATTGTCCCACCCCTTTGTATAGATGCCGTAATTCCTATGCTGTGTGTGCCGGATAGGAATGACTACGGATATCAACAAGTGATGAGTTTTTGTGACAGCGTTTGGGCTGGCGGCGGCAGATCAACTCATGGTCGATCTGGGCGTTATAGATCAAACAACGGATTTGTAACGGCGGACAGGATGCTGGGGGCTGATGTCCTAGTGATAGTATCGTTTAACAGGACAGGAGCTGTCACTTTTTGACAGTTCGTGTGCAGAAAATATACCCGATCGGGAAGCGGTCGTTCGGCAACACTCTGTAAAGCGGACGATCGGCGACTTTGCTATACCCGATCGGTAATACGCCAGAAATGACGAGTTATCACAAACCGCCCACCTTAATTCGTCATTAATGACGTTTTACGACAACTACCGCATCCACTTCCTGTCGAAGTAGAGCGTGCTGGCAAACCCTGCTACTAGGACGGCGGCGGACGGCACAATCCAGCCCCAATGCGAATCCCCGACGTAGGCGCCAACGGATGTCCATAGCGTTGCCATAATTCCTGCGTAGACAACCAAGAAGCTAAGTGAAGCCAGAAAGTGTGCTCTGTCCTTTCGCATGGCCGCACTATGGCAGAACTGTGACATCTATGCCAACTTGCTCGCCTCGGCGCGCTTTTGCTCCAAGTCATCCCACAATTCTTGCAGGGCGTTGAGTTGGCCGGCCGCATGGGTAACGAAGCCGGGATCTTTGGCCGTCGCCATATTCGATACGAGCAACGCGGCATCGGCGATGCGGTCTTGCAGGTTGAGCATGACGGCAAGATAGGCCGGAGGCGCCTGCTCGCGGGAGAAGGCGAGGGCGGCTTTCGTGTCGAAGTCTTCGCCGACTTTATACATATCCATCGGAACCGTCTTTTTATATCGTGGGTAGAGCATAGTTTTTGTTCAGTAGTTAAAGTGTGGCTTGAACTATCGTGCAATTCTTAGCCAGTAGAGCAGTTTTTCCGCCGCTATGACGTGCGGGGCGCACTCCATGCAGCAGGGGCCGAGTTGCGGGTCGCGCAGGAATTTATGGGTTAGTGGCTTGTCGCAGACTTGGCAGAGCGGATGACCGCCTGGACAACACTTCCAGTCCTCGGGTGGCGGCGGTTGTCTGCGGTCGAGCGTTGTCATCGCTTGCCAAAGATTTGCGAGAAGATGTCGGCGCCAGCCGATGTAGGCATTGACCGGGCAATGTTGTAGCCGTGGTTCCACGCCTTGTCGTAGACCGCATCAAAGAACTTGCGCATGCTCTTGGGGGTGAAATGCGGGTCTTCTAGTAGGCGCGGGTTTTTGCGCGTCAGCTCGCTCCAGAAATATTCTTTGTCGCTCACGTCACCACTTTGAGCGATCAGCCCAATAAGCTGCGCTGCTTTTTCCTTTGGCGATATTCTTGGCGTGTCTCGCCTTGAACGCCCTGTTGCGCTTGGTGCCTTCTGGCGATCCTTTCACGCCTTGCTGGCCAAACCGGATCAGCTTGCCGCCGACCGGAAGGTCATCGCCGCATGCTTTGACGACGTGCGACTTGGTTGGATGGTTCGGCGTGCGTTTTGGTTTGTTGCACGCCATGGATGCTTTGTTTATTTTCATAGATTACCGCGAGCACAATGGCTCATCTTCGGGATACGAGGCTTCTGGAAGTTGCAGCCTTTGGAGCATGTTTTTGGTTCTTGAATTCATTCGCTCTATATGTTGTGTTTCTTTGTGAATTAGCTGTGCGATGTCGCACAGATTTGCCTCTGGCTGAAGTGCTCGCTGGTCCGTGGTTTCAGAGTCGGGGCATCCCGCAACGGGTTCCAAGCGGCGCAACAACGCATCAAGCGCGTTGCCCAAAACGCAAATTTCTTCGGAATGCGCTTTCATTGTTTGGGTTAACACGTCGCAATTTTCTTTGGTTGGTATGTTTGGTTTCATTGTGTTTGTGGTTTTGTGGGAAATCAGTAGCTTCCACCTCCGCGCGCCATGAGGATGTCGCCTTCCACGTTGTTGACGCCGGACAGGCACAGGTAGCGGACCAAGTCAGGGAAGTCCTTAGAAGCCCCCTTGGCACCGTCACCACCTGTCCATTCCTTGAGGCAGTAGATGACGTTCTTGCACTTCTCGCTGATGTAGAGCTTGGGCTGGTTGAGCGCGCTTAACGGTTTGTCGCGGTCGTAGTGCAGCCAGGAGTTAATCATGGCGACACCTTCATCAATCGTGTCGCCGGGCGTTGCTTGGAAATCCAACCCTAGCTCGCTCATCTCCTCGATCAGCGTGGTCGGGCGCTCTTTGGCCAAGGTCTGCGCGTTGCCGTAGCGGCTGTCCATCCAGCGTTCAAACACCCGTTCGCCGTTCTCCACGTTGCGGATTTCCTCAACGTAGCGGGAGAGCCCGAAGCCGAAGTCCTTCTGCGCGGGACCGGCGCGGCCGTCCATCTTCTTGCCGTCCGGCTCGGCCCACATGCCGGGGAAGCCGACGCCTTCGACATACTCATCGGGACATGGCCACTCGCGGTAGATGAAGCAGCGGTTGGCCGAATCAAACAGCGCCCAAAGCATGGCCCAATTTCTTCCAGAGCACGGATCGACGAAGTGATAGCGTGTCCCGCTGGTCGGGATGAGGTCGTGGCGGATGACGTGAACGCGGTCGTTGAAGAGCGGAAAGCGGTTGTTGATCGAGCGGGTCGGGACGCCATACGCGCGGCAGAGGATCTTCTCTTTGGTCTCGCTGCGCAGTTCCATCTGCATGCGCTCCCATCCGGCCCACGGGTTATCCTTGGTATGGAAGTAAATTATGGGGCGATCCTTGCGCCCCATCTGGACGACGGGAACTTGGTCATATCCGGTGAGGATCTTCTCGCCCTTGTCGTCTTTGTATTTCGGCAATAGCTCGGCATCGACCGCTTCCACCGTGCGAGCGCCGGTGAGGTAGTCTTTGACCGTTGGCGAGTAGCCTTCAATCGGGGTGAACGTGACGATGAGGACACCGTTGCGGTCGAGCAGCCGGAAGCGCAGGGTTTCCAGAAAGTCGATGGGCACCAACTCATCGCACCATGCGATGTCAATTTCGCCGCCCTCAATCGTGCTGATGTCCTGTGCGTAATTTCGGAAGACACATTGGCTGCCGTTGGGGGCGACGAACTTGCTCTCGGTGAACCCGCCCTTCACGGAGTAGGTGATATTCGTGACGGTTCCTTTGCGGGCCGTTCGCCATTCGCCGGGGAGATACTTGAAGACGCGGGGCTGCTGCATCTCGATGCTGTTGGGCGCGGTCGTCTGGAAGCACCATGCGACCGACTGCCGCTTCTCCCATAGCCGGCGGACAACTTCGCTTGCCGCCCACTCGGTCTTGCCCGAACGGTTGCCGCCCATGACGAGCAGTTCGCGGTGCGTCTCCAAGAGTTCGCTCGCCTTTTTCCAGTTCTTCGGGCGGTAGCCGTAGCGGAAGGGATCGACCTTTTCCTTGAGGATCAACTCCTCGCGCTTCATCAACAGATCCCATCCCTTCTCGGGACCAAGGGCCAACAACGTCTCCTTGGGCGGGAGCTTCATCACCGGATGAGCGGTCGGCGTGAAACGGCTGGCGGCTGACTTTTGTTTTGTCATGCCGCAACCTCCCAACGAAACTTTTGCTGCCCGTATATCGGCTGCCACTCTCGGCGCATTCCGTCGTTCTTCCGCCAGTTGTCGCCCTGCTTCATGGCTTTTGTTTCGCCAACAATCTTCCAGCCAGCGCCGCGCAATGACGCTCCTGTTTCGGATTGCAGCGTGTAGGTTATGAGCCGGCGGCCGCCCATCGCCCTCCATGCCCGCCAGCAAGCTCCGTAAAGCATGGAGCAAATGCCCTTCTGCTGGTCTGGCGACACGCACACCCGCAAGACTTCGGCGGTGTATCCGTCCATGTATGTTGCAGATAGCGGATTCCCGACAATGGCAACGCCAGCCAATCCGGCGTCTGTTCCGCAACCAATGGCGAACTTGCCGCCATTGCGAGCTGTCCGCCCGTTATGGCGATGGTGCTCCGCGACAAAGTCATTTGCCTCGCGCAGCGTCACCGGAACTAGTTCAAGTTTGCTCATCTCAAAAAGTGGTGACGACACCCCCAAGTGCCGCCACCGCGCTTCGGCAGACGCTACGCACGGCGCAATTTGTGCGGCCCCTGTTCTCCTTGGCGCAAAGTTTCATTGTCCCTCCATCTCCACCCACGTCACGCAATCCAGCGGGCAGAAGTAAAATTCCTGCGTGTAATTGAGGTAGCGGCTGTCGGTGCGCTTCTCGATGACCCACCGTGCGCGCGTGTCGGCCTTGACGATGGCGGCGTGGGTGAGGGGCTTGTTCAGTATGATCCACGCATACGGCTTGGGCTTGGCCAGATCGTAGCTGTGCCGCGAGCAGACAATGAACTTGTCGCCATGCGGCCAGTCGTGGGCGCCGGTGAAGTCCAGCCCGCGCCGCTTTACTTCCACCCGCTGCTGCAAGTAGAGATCGCCCGAGTCGGCGTGCTGCTTCCACTCGCCATGCGTCTTGCTCTTGGTCGTGGGCGAGACAACGACATGATGCCCGCGCTTCTGCAACCAACGCGCCGCATGCCACACGGCATCGTGCGATGCGTCCAGATGCTTCAAGAACGTCAGATGGTCGGCGTGGTCGGTGTCGATCATGTGTGCGTTTGTGTGCTAGCTAGGCGTCAGAATCGTCGGCAATGTCCAACGTCGGATTCGGCGCCGACGCGATCTGGTCGATGCGGGCGGTGAACCAGCGGCCGTTGTCTTCGCGGGCGACGGTGATGTAGTCGTTTTCCATCCCGCCGTTGTTGACGCCGTATTGGATGCGGCACGGGCATGGGATGCCGTCTACATACACGCGCTCTTTGATGGGCCAGATGGTCATAAAGTATGGGCGACAGACCCCGCTTTTGTTGCGGTTACGGGGCGAGCGGTTATGTGACTATCGGGGCGAATGCCTCCTGACGCCGCAATACTCGATGCTGTCGCTTTGAAATTCATTTGCTCTTGCGCTTGCGCATTTCCTCGCACAAGGCGTCGGCTTTCTTTTTGACTTCCCGATCAACAAGTTTCTGCCGGCGGACCTTGAGGGCCGTGATCGCTTTGTCGATGTCTTCAATCTCTGGTGTCATAACGCTATACTTCTTCATAAATCATGGTTGAACGGTGATGTGCCACAGTCCGATCTGCGCTACTGCGTAGCCGAACCAGACGACTCCGGCCCAAAAGTTGTGCTGTATGAGCGCCTGGTCGATTGCCACGGCGAAATACATGAAGCCGACTACGGCGATTAGGATGGCGCTGGTCATTGCAAAGCCTCCCTTGCAACTTTTTTAGACCATCGCATGTCGCACTCAGTGATGCGCTGTAGGGCCGCTCGCAGCTTCTCCTCGCGGTCGGCGGACATGGCGAGGAGGCGGGCTTGCTCTTCAGCCTCATGGCACATCTCGGCATAAACCTTGTCGCCGGCCAACCGGATCATGCGCTGCTGATGGCATTTGTCGCGGGCGATGCGCAGTTGCTCCCGCGCCTCGTCGCGCTCGCGTTCAAGCCGCTGGCAAGTTTCTTTCAACACGAAAGACCATTGCCCTTCGCTTGCCAAAATCGCGGCCTCGGTTTCCGGTGTGGGTCGCCTGCTCATTTCGCGCCCTCCAGTGCATCCCGCGCAATTTTCCGCACGCCGTCCATGCGGTCTGGAAGCGTGATGACCCAATCACAGTCAGCGATTCGTTTCAGCGCCTCCCGCAGCCTGTCCCGCTCGACAAAGACTTCAGCGTATTTATCCTGCCACTCGTCGGCATCGGCTCGCGCCTCGTTCCGCTCATGCACCAAAACAGGCCAGTCTCGCTCATAATTTTTATTCGACGCCAACAGTTGATCGTTTTCTCGCTCGACTTCGCGCAACGCCTCCCTCGCTTCGTCGCGCTGGGCTATGGCGTCTTTGAGGTCCTGCTTGAGGCAATCGCGCATGGTGATGTATTCGCTCATTTGCTCCACCCCTCCTTGAGATGCCCAAAGTCACGCGGCTCAGTCACGTCCACGCCGCCGGTGCCGCATACACCGCACTCGCCGATGTGGTAGGTGGCGCCATGCGGGTTGCCCTCGGGGCGCTTGCCGTGGAGCCGGCCGCACTCGTCGCATACCCAGTCGGGATATGGCTTGCGGAAGATGCGGTCGTAGTTGCGGCGAAAGACCTCGCCATTCACCGCACGCGGAGTGTCGCCTTTGCCTGCGCTCATTGCTTCACGTCCTCCCAGAAGACTTGCCGGTAGTGCTCCTCCAACTTCTCCATGTTTTCCAGCGCGCCGGGCTCCGTGACGATGCGTGGGAGATCCCACGACATGGGCATGTGCTTGAGGCGGTTGCGGGCCTCGCGCCGGACTTCTCGCGGGATGCGCTTGATCTTGCCGGGCACGCATAGCTCCGACAGGAAGTGTCGGGCCATGGCGATGGCGCGCGCTTGTTCAAGCGGGGTGCTCATTTATTCAGCCTCCTTGTCGCTTCGCGGAATAAATACTGGATGAGATAGGCGCCGGTCTCTTCGTCGCTGCTGGTGATGTGCTTCAAGAAGTCGGAGACGACGTGATACAACTCATGGACGAGGCTGCCCAAGTCTGCGGCGTCTTCGACCCAGACAACGGCTTGCGAGCCAAGGCACATGGCCCATGCGGCATCGCTGTCATCGGGTGCGTTCTCGGGATCATTGGGGTCGAGCTGGAGAATCGCCACGCACCGGCGCAACGCCGTCCGCTGCGGAGTCCCTAAATAGAACTCCACATTCAACCCGAAGGTTTGTTCGCGGACGACGAAGCGGCGGGGCTTTTTCATTGCGCTAGTTATTGCCGGCGTTTTGCATTTGCTGCATGTGGCCGTGCCAATCAGCGTCGTAGACAAGCACGGAAATCAGCGCTTGCAGCCCCCTACTGTTTGTTACGTTGTGCTTGTAATGCGCGAACAGCCAATCGTTGAGACACGCCGAAACCTCGTCAAATTTCAATTCGTTGAAGAAGTCTCGCAAATACTTGAGCGAGGCTTCATGCGCCGCGCCTTGGTCTTTGTGACCCATGAACGCCTGCAATGATCCGTCTTCTTTGAAGCGCGGCGTCATAACGATTTTGCTGGCGGCGAATATGGCGCTCGCGGCAGACATGCGCGGCGTTATTTCATCCTGCATGTAGACGCGGTGCGCCTTGTCCCACTGTTCGCGGGTGAATACGCGGCCATCGGGCGTGTAACACGGATCTGCGATTGCGGTCATCATGCGGCCTCCTTGAGCGTGCTAAACGCCGGCTGGCGCGGGTCATAGCCCTTGATGTGACGCCACAAGGCGGCAGCAGCCTTAAACGCCTCCCAATGCGGGAGCAGCGATTCGTGCTGGTAGCCTTCGACACGGCCGACTTCGGTGGTCGAGATGTAGACGTTCCACGCCTTGACCTGCGGCAGCATGTGCTCGCCGTAGTGCGCCACGGCATAGGCGGCCAACTGCATGCCCTGCGTGTCGTATGGTTTGCAGACCTGCTTTGGCTTTGTCTTGCGTGTCTTGTAGTCGATGACAACAGGACCGCCCTTGGCATCATGCCCGAGCACGTCACAGCGCCCGGCGTATCCGTGCTCCACGTTGACGAGCACGTTCTCGATGTGCGCGTAGGTGATCTTGGCGTCCTTCTTCCACTCCATGACCGGAGAAACATAAGGCCACATATCTTCGGCCACGGTGTCTGGGCCTTCGGTCAGCAGCTTCTCCAAGGCATCATGCACCTTGCTGCCAAGATCGGCCGCCCCGGCTACGGATTGGTAGCTGGCGTTGATGACCCGCTCGATGAAGTATTCCATCGACTCTTCGCCGTTGGGTGGATTTTCAAAGGCAGCAGCGGCGACTTGTGACGCCTTCCAGTTCATTAGCGCCGGCTTGGCGATAATGTCGGTAATGCCGGTGACGGAGGGCAGGAGCCCGAGCTTCTTTGCGTCAGCCAGCGTGGTGTCGCGGAGTCCCTTGCCGTCCGCCTTCGGGACTTGGTGAAGCGGGGTGCCGTCTGGTTGATACCAGTGACCGCCGCCCATGTTTTTGTTTTCGACTAGAATTGCCATAACTTTGAAAGGAGAGGGGAGCGGCCCATACGAGCACCGCTCCCCATGTGCGCTAGTTGCGCGGTTTGGACTTCTGCCAGAGGTAGATGCCAGCCGGCCCTACGCTTTGGCGGGTTTCTTTGTTGGCGCGTGAGGCGTCCTGCAAAAATGCCGGAATCATCTCGCGCTCATGCGGAGCAAACGGTCCTGCGAAGCAGATAAACCCCTGTTTGCTGAGTTCGTTGTTGGCGACGTAGCTCATATTAGAATGGGATTTCTTGGCCTTCGTTGTCGTTGCTTCCGAAATCGGAGACTTTCGGAACCTTGGGCAGCAACTCGTCCATGACTTCGGAGATCGTTCCGATGTCGCTGTAGGTGCGGTCGCCCTTGGTGTTCTCGACTACCGTGATCTGCGCCGGCTTGCCGATGAGGGTTGCCGTGTCAAATCCCGGCTTGGGTGCCTCGCCCAACCAGCTAACCAAGAAGGCGCGCAGGGCGCTGTTCTCATGGTTGCTGATCTTCATGCTCTTGCTGGCGAGCTTGCGCAGCGAGCCGTCTTTGGTTTTCACGCCAAAGATGAAGCGGGTGAGGTTGACGATTTCCGTCTCTTCGCTCTGATACTTCTGGCGTTCGACGTTGTATTGATCGACTACATCGAGGCAGACCGCGACGTAGGTTCCTTTGGACGGAGGCTCGCCAAGGTTAGCGAGAGCCGGTGACTTTGTTTCTGGTATTTTAGCCATGTTACTTGTGTGTTTGTTTGTGTTGTTTTGTGTTTTACTTACCTAACGAAATCCGAGTGCGCGATGAGCGTGAGCAGGTCTTTGAAGCGCAAGGTGGCCAAGGGCTCCTCGTTGTTGCGCTTGTGGCCGACGACAGGAAAAGGCTTCTCCCCGGCATCACGGACGGCTTGCGCCATCCAATCTTTGATTTTGACCACTTGGCAGAACTTGATCTCAAAGTGGAAGTCGGGCAGGGCAGGGACCACAACGTCAGGGCTGTCTGTGCCGCCGGCAAACTGCTGCCCACGGCGGGCCTCAAAGCCGGCTTCGCGGAACATATCGCGGAACATGCGCTCTCCTCGGGCTCCTTTTTGGCGGCTATTCATTGATCGCAGCGTAGATGTCGTGCAAGTCGGCCTGCTTGGCTTCCTGCACGGGCGGTTCATCGGTCATGCGCGTAATCTGCGCGGTGTCAAAGCGGGTCCACTCGGGATGCCAGACCATGTGCATCGTGCCAGTCTTGCCCTCGCGGTGTTTGGCCAGCGTCCACTCGGCTTCTTGCGGCTCGCTTCCGGCATCGACGTTCTCGTAGTAGGCGCCGCGATAGATCGTGGTCACAATGTCAGCGTCTTGCTCTAGGCTGCCGCTGTCGCGCAGATCGGAGAGCTTCGGGCGGGCATCGCCACGTCCTTCGACTTGGCGATTAAGTTGTGCTGCGGCAATGACCGGAATATCCAACTCCATAGCCATCGCCTTGAGTCCGCGACTGACCATGCCGACTTCGTTCTCGCGGGAGCGGATCGTCGCCCCGGCCACACGGACAAGACCGAGATAGTCGATCAAGATGCACTTGATGCCGTGCTTGCGCACCTCCCGTCGCGCTCTGGCGCGCAGTTCGTAGATCGTCGGCGCCTCACCGTCGTCGATGTAAAGCGGCTGGCCAGCCAAGTTCATGCTCTCGGTAAAAATGCGCTTCTTCTCGTCCTTGCCCACTGCGCCATTGCGCAGCCGCGTGCTGCTGACCTTGACCCGCGCGCAGATAATGCGCTGCATGAGGTCAAACTTCTTCATCTCCAGTGAATACAGCAGGACCGGAGTTCCCTTGGCGGCCATGCGGTCGGCCAAGTTGAGCAACATCGCGCTCTTGCCCATGGCGGGGCGGCCGGCAACCAAGACCAACTGACCGCCCCTTAGTCCTCCAGTCATGTAGTCAAAGTCGCGGTAGCCGGTCGGAATGCCGCGCGGCTTGCCCTTCTCAACAATGGCCCTCTCCATCTCGGCCATAACGCCGTGAATCATCTCGCTGGCAGCAGCCGCCGAGTCGCGCTTGCCGCTCATATCGACGCCAAGGATGCTCTCGCCAGCATCGGCCAAGGCTTCCTCGACATCCATGCCGGGATCTTTCGCCGCCGTCATCATGCGGCCGGCCGCGTCGATAATGCGGCGCCTTGCCATGTAGCCGCGAAGGATGTTGACGTGGTAGGAAAGGTCGCGTCCGCCGCCATGGCTATACATCTCGGTGAGCGCACCGGGACCGCCGACCGCTTCCAGTTCGCCGCGCTCGTTAAGGCGCTGCGTAACCGTCAGCAGGTCCGGCGACCCTCCGCTTGCACGGATGCTCACAATAGCGAGCAGGATGGTTTGGTGCGCGGGGAGGAAAAAGTATTCAGCGTTCAGCTCGTCCCATTCGTCGATGAGATCGCTGTGCAGCATGAGCGAGCCGATGACGTATGCCTCGGCGTTTGCATCGTGGGGAATGGCGGACTTGCCCTTCACGAAAACCTCCCCTCGTCGTCGTCGTTGATGAATGTCACAAGGAAAATCAGGGCGACAAGAAGCAAGGCAAACATGGTGATTTCTGAGGTGGCCATAACAACTGTGGCGTGTTGTATGCTAATGTGTGCGGTCTGGCAACGAGAAATTTTTGGAAATTTTTAGGGCGCGCCTTTTGGCCCAAAAACGGTCGCACGCCACCCGCACCGAGCGGAGCAAACGCTCCGTCTCGGGCGAGGGGGTGCCGTCCGGGCGGAAGTGCAGAATCTCGCCGTTCATGCGAGGGGCGCTCTCATCAAGCGCATCGCGCATGGCTTGCCGGTAGAAATTCTGCTCTGCTGGATCAGTCACGGGGCAGTTGATAGCAATGCTTCGTGCTTGGCGTCGGCCACTTCGTTGCTCAACGCGGCACAGCGTTGCAGGGCTCTTCGCAGGACGTTGCGATCCTTGATGAGCTTGGCGACTTCGGCCTCCAACTCGGCAACTCGCTTGTCGTCGCTGCCAAACGAAGGGCCGAAGCCGACTTCTCCCACGACGTATTCGACGCTCATTGCCCCTTCCCTTCCATCTCACTGACCTTTTGGTCGAGCCACTGGTCAACGGCGATCAACGCACCGGCAGCCTCTTGCAACAGGGCGCGCAGATCGGCGACGGTGTAGGACGTGGGAGCAACGGTTTTCCGCTTCATGCTGGAAGCGGCCTTCTTGGTGGTTTTGCGGTGCTGCATAAATTAATACGGTGTTAATAGGCGAGGGGGTCAGACAACGGCTGTCCTACCCTCAGAAAAGGTTAGCGATTCCGCCAACTCATCGAGTAATTCCCAGTTGTCTGGGGTGCGGTCTTGCATTGCGTCGTGGCGAGGCAATTGCCTTCTTTCTTCTGGAAGGACGTAAAGCGCGGTGGTGCGGTTGCCAATTTCTGCCCTAGTAAAGAAAAGCCACTTGTCAATGTCGTGGAGGTGGGCAGCCAACACGTCAAATGCTGTGGCGCTATAGAGAATCCTTTTGCTGTCGCCCTTTGAGCGCCCAGAACGGCTACAATTTATTCGGTAGTAGCGATCTTTGGATGCGTCCCGATGCGACCTTTTTACCTGCACAACGATGGGCCTAGTGTTAGGACGTTTAATGATTCGGTCATAGTCGTCGGAACTGGCGGTCGGGATTATCACGTCCCATCCGCGAATGACCGCTTCCAGCGTGAATGCCGCCTCGCTGATCTTGCCCTTATGGGCCGATGTTTGTTGAGCTAACGCAGTCATTCCCCGGCAGCCCTCCGTATCTCGGCCAACTCTCGGTCCCATGCGGATTGACCCGCCGATGGAGGCAAGCTGACGATCTTCCCACTGACCACCGGCTGCGCCTTCTTCTCGGGCAAGAACACCCCGCGCCAACCATTACGAATCGACTTGGCCAAGGCATCGTAGGCGTCGGTCTCGGACACCGCCCCAAGGTCACCAAGGATCTTTTTAACCGCCGTTGGTGTTAGCTTGGCCCTGATCTCCTTGCGATGCTGGCAGAACTCCCGCCAGACATGGGCGAAGCGAACACCGTGGGGAAGGGCAACCCCTTCGGGGTTAAAAAGAGAAGAAGGTTGCGAATTTGATTGTTTCTTTGGCGCTTGGGGCGAAGCCGTAGGCGTAGCCCCTTTAAGTGTTTCCTTTACGTTATTATTAGTTGGGGTGTCATTGTGACACCACCCCGGTGTCATTGTGACATTACCCCCGGTGTCAGCGTGACACCCCCCTAGTGTCACCGTGACATCACCCCCTATGGGCAATTTCCAGACGGTCGCTAGGTTTCGGCCGTCCACGGTTCGGGCCGACTGCACCTTAGTCAATATGCCGTCTTTCTCTAGGCGAGCCAGTGACCGAGCTATCGTGCTGCGTGATAACTTTGTCTTGTGTTCAAGTGTCGTCCAGCTTCCGAAACAGTGACCGCTCTCGTCGGCAAAATCCGCCAAGGCCAACAGCACCATGCGATCCGCCCCGACGACATCACACTCATACCATACCCATGAAGTGGCTTTGACGCTCATCGCACACCCCCCAAGTCCTGCTGATAGCTGCCCATCAACTCATCCCAGATCATGCCCTCGGGCGCCGTCAGTTGCTTCCAGCCGGCATACAGAGACCGCCAGCCCTCCATAGGCGCGTTATACTCCCAAGCGAAGGGCGTGTTGTGCGGTGCCGTCGCTCGCCAGTTGGTCGCGGCACAACCGGCATACAGGCTACAGAGTAATACAGAGGCGACTAGCTTAGTCATCGCGCGCCCCTC